TCAATCGCATCTGACTCAACAAACAGCTTCGAAAAGCCACCTGCAAGATCATATTGTCCGCCAGTACCTAAGGAACCACTCTGGACTCCCTTTCCTGCTGGGTTGCTGTACAGAGACTCTCCAGCCATATCGCCTGATCCGGCTGTACCATAGGTATAGTCAAGATAGAATAAGAGGCCGGATGGAAGGCTCATTGGTTGGATGCTAACAAGATCATTAGCGATAAGCCCACCGAATACTCGGCGAACGATTGGGAAAGCAACATTTGAGAAACCACGTACGCGGCCTCCGTCGCCCATAGAACCATCACCAATAGTGCTGGCCTCTTTAAGGACCTGTGCTGCCTGATTTTCTAACATACATGCCATGTTCTCGCGGTGTACACCATCGAGTCCACGAAGAAGCCCTGTGCGGCTCCACTTTTCAACTAACCGGCGGTTTTGAGTGCCGAGATGACGTGCTCTAATGCCTTCAGTCAGTTGTTCTAAACTAAAAGTCTTTGACATTTTGTAATCTCCTTATTGATTTAATATCGTTGTGTCAAAAGGTTGTGTTCTCAACAACAAATTATTTATTATTGTTAAGTCCAGCAAGTACTGCCCAACGATCTGCCTCAACACCACTCTTGGCCCCTGCAGGCCGGGTTGATTTGGAAGATGAGCCACCGCGCAATGCGCGACTCTCTGTAAGGCTACGGTTTTTGGCCGTTCCCTTATTGAGAGAAGCAGTGAGGCTCTGGTATAGCAACTTGGCTTCCCTGAGTGTCTTAGCCTTATCGAGGCCTTCAACAATCGCACGTTGTTGCTTAGGTGTAACATTGCGATTTTGCATAAGCTTGTTTGCATACAATAATTTTGCATTAAACAAGTTCATTTCAGTTAGCTGCGTGCGGAGGGATCCAACCGCTTTCTTATACTCAGTTAACTGGTGAGTGAGTGCTCGATTCTTACGGCTCTCATTTACTCTAGAATTTCTTGCGCGACGTGCTCTACGGCGACGGAAGCTCTCAGGCATTGCGTCTCCACCAGCAGGTCGTCCGCCAGCATCTGGACTTGGTGCATCACCAAGCTCATCAGCTAGTGCATTTAATAGTGCGTCTTCATCAACATCAACAAAAGAATCACCTTCTTCGTCACCGTCGCCAAAGTTATCAAGAACAGCAGCGTCTACACCTTCTGCTTCCCTAATTCTCTGTCGTCGCATGCGTTGTAATTCTCTGCGTAACATTGTTTCGCTAATTTCTACAATTTCATCATCATCTGAAACTGCAACATCAACTGAAATACCGTCTGACTCTAAGGGCATCTCTTCAGCTGCCTCTTCTTCGCCACCAAGGTCGTCAGCAGCTAAATCTTCGCCACCTTCTTCACCCTCAGGGTCTTCAATTGATAACTCGAGGTCGAGGTCACCGAGTAACGCTTCGAGCTCTTCAGCTTCGGCATCGTCAGCTGGCTCCAAGGTCAACTCAGCGTCAACTTCATCGAGTTCCTTCTTCTCTTCTTCTTTCTCTTCAGCCTCGAATAGGTTTAGAACGCTAAAGAGGTCCTTTTTATTATAAGCCATTTGCTTCATCTCCTTAAGTATAGATCGTGCTTGCCTACGAAGGCCGAATTTATCCGACTCTCCTTCAGTAAGTATTGCATCATTATACAAACTGAATGCCTCTCGTAACATCTTAGTGTAAGTACTTCGAATTGCTACTTGATGAGAGGGTTGTAGATTGTTAACATTTAAACGTTCAAAAAGCCGGCTAAGTCTTCTAACGTTCGCTTCAAGACGCTGAATCCTCTTCAGCTTTGTTGATGCCTTTCGCTCATTGCGCAAAAGACTAGTTAGAGCTTCTGCCATCTGGCGACTTAAGAGAATATCATCATCCTCAGCCTCAGAAGTTTCGCCCACATGAAGATCAACACTACCAGTATCAATCTTAACTGAGCCGTCGGCATCAATCTCAACATCCATCCCAGAACCTGCCGGAACATTTACTGAAGGTTGGGAATCCCCTACCATCGTGTCCACAGTATCCTGTATTTCTGAACCTACAGCCGCCATGGCATCTAAATCTAATGTCATTTGTTCAGGTGCTGGTTCCATTGGGATATCCCCAATGCCGTCAGCATCATCTGTAGGTGGCTGCATCGGTAGAGAGTCTAGGGAATCTACGTCTTGATCTTCGACCTCCATATCCTCTTCACTTAAAAGCTCACGCTCAATTAAGGCGCGGATTTTAGGCGTTACAGCATCAATAATTTTATTCTTAGCGTTCTGCTCGGCCATGTCTCTCAACTGCCGGGCTTCTGCTATCGCTTCTTGATATAGGTTTGTTCCCATGCTCATCTCACTTTGAAATGCCAGTTCATAAATATATCGCTGGGTGTAAAAGTTACATACCAGCGTGCATCATTTATTATATGTATTCTCATCGATTCAACAGTTCCACTAACATATCTAAGATTCTTTAATTAATTTTAGGGTTGTTCCAGTCCTAATATTATTTTCAATCTGTAGACGTTTGTTAAATTCATTCTCAAGATTCATTTTTTTCCTCTTCTTGCTCTGCATGTATATCGTCAATAAGCATGCGAATATTGAGCACCGCATCTTCATCAGAGGGTAGTATGTCCTCCAAATTATAGGCTGGCAGGTCATGGTGCCTCATACCGGTTGGAGGAGGGGCCTTCGAGTAACCATGAGTTGTTCCATATGGTAACTCATTATGTCCTCTAGAGGGATAGGAAGAGCCTATGTGGGTATTACCTGCAGTTGAACCACCTAGCGCTACCTGCCTTTTTTTATATAGATCTGGTATTGGTACCATTGTAGATGCAGAAACACTCTCCCCTAAAGAAGAATTGCCGGCAGCAAAATAAAATGGATCATTTTTTTTATTTGACATAAAATCTGTGATGTGGTAACCTAAGTTTGTTTTTGCGACAAAAGAATCTAGGTCATCTAAATCAAGTTGATCATCAGTATCTACGTGTTGATCTGGATCATCATAAGGATAATTGTCATTTTGCAAATAAGGTAGGTGGTACTTTGGTTCAAGTACACCGTACCCTAGACCTTTCCGGTCGTCGTAGTTTGCCTTTACCGCTGTAGTTTTTCTCTTGGAAAGATAATCACTAGACATATTACTGTTTCGGTGTGTATGCACCGACTGACGTTGCGGAAGATTTACCCATTATATATTTCTTGACGGTATGGGCTGACTGTAGTTCAGAAGATCCTTTTGGTTCTAATGCGGAACCAGGCCCTATAAAGGGAGGGCGGGAAGTCTTACTTTCTTGTAGATTTGGAGGAGGATCAGCTTGCTTAGTTGGATCAACACTACCGGCACCTGGACTAACCGGATTCGGCATATGTGATGATCCTGGACCGCCGGCACCTGCGCCGGCTACTTCCTCAGATATTTTTGGGGCACCAGAATAGTCCCGGCTAAAGGAAGAAAAACAGTACCCGTTAGTAACGGTACCATCTAATACTTTAGCTTGAAAATCGGATTGTACACTCGCCCGGGTCATCTGCCCAAGATGGATAGGTGACCCGGGGAATGATTTCTTTAAAGACTCTGTGTTTGATCTGGATAACTCACTTACGTTGCCCAATTTCCCATTTCCACCTTCAGGGGTATCAACAGTATTTTGATTGTGGCTAGGCATGAATATATCCTTTAATCATTAAGATGGTGTAGATTTCCCTAAACCATAGTCACCGAGAGTGTGCGTTGAGATTGCCTCAGAAGATTTCTTAGGACTGAGCTGTGAACCAACTCCTGTGCCCCATGTATCTCCTGCCGTTGAACCATAACCGTCTGGTGCTTCAGGTTGATCAGCAGGATTTTGACTTCCTGGACCAGGTGAAGTTGGATTAGGTACCCATGCGCTAGCAGGTAACCCGCCGCCGCCTGTTTCAACATCGCCAAACTCAGGTGCATCAACATAATCTCTGTTTAGTATACCAAATGTGTGACCGGCATCATTAATCTCACCGTCCAAGCATAGACGCTGGAAGTGAGCCTTAATAGATTCAGCTGTCATTTCAGACGAATGAATAGGAGAGGCTGAGAAGATAGTAGACATTTGCTTACTATCATGGCGACCCTTGTCTTTATTGGTAACTACAGAATTAACTGTAACTTGTTTATGCGTAGGCATGATGAACTCCTTTAGTATTACCCGCGACGTGCGCTACGAACGATACGACCGCGGAGCTTTTTCTTAGCTTCATTTACTTTACGTAACTTAGACTTCAACTTGCCTTCCTCAATTTTGAGTGCGGCCATAATATCAATATCTTTCGCAAGGGTGTCTGCCTCATCGCCGGCTTCAACTTCATCTGCAACAACTTTTGCTACATCATCGATACCAGCATCGATAGGATCAGATTCCTTTAACATTTTTGCTTTTTCTTCTAAAACCAACCGACGTAACATCGATGGGGTAAGTCTTTTAACTCGTCTTGACATTTTCTTAAACTCCTATTCAAAAAATACGAATCAATTATACATATTTCGTTAGACGGATTTTTGACCCGCTCTATCTAAATTCTATAAATTACTTTTTCTCTGGAAATGCTAGGCTAGCCCAGCGGTCTGCTGACTCTCCGAACATACCATCTAAATCCTGAGTTGATTCGTTAACCCGGGAAAGTGAACTTCTGGGGGATTTCTCTGCAGCTATTTGTTCCTGGTATGTTGTCTTGGCAGTGTCTGCAAGAATACTTGACATAACAGAATCGCTTGTCAGGCCGCTAACCGTACGCTCAACGGCGACATCAAATGGATCTGGTTCGACAGATCTTGCTTCGTTAACGACCTTAGTTTTTTTTGATTTTTTTTGTGGAATGACTGCCTCACCGTGGAGAAGCCCTTCTGCGAGTATCTCCATCAAACATTCCTTAACGACACTCTTTAGCTGATTTCTAGAAACCTTCATCAATTATCTCCTATGCCGTAACAGTACCAGGTGTACCGCCAGAAATGCCTTCAATCCCACGTAGATCAAGATTATATGGATGAACAATATTTGTTAATTCAGCGAAGACGCGAACATTTCCGTTGCCGGCAACATAAATTCTTTTGCACTTAACATTCATTTCGATTGTCTCACCAGTACCAAGCGTATAATAATGACCATTGGCCAGTACAGCAGAATCACCGCGGCCCCCATCGGTATGGTCTGCAGTTATCTCAGCCTCAGTTAACGGGTTACCTCTATCTTGAGGTGTTTCATCACCGGCCGTTGCGGCAGGCACTGCTAACGAACAAAAGTATACATAAGCATCATTGGCAACATCAAGGTTTTTTAATGTAACACGCTTTGTGATAAAAGGGAATTCGATTGTGACGTCATCACCTCGAACCATGGCTCCGCTGTCACCAAATGCTTCAGTACCTGCATTACCATTAAAGTGGCCCTCTGCTGGTTGGGCAACTTGAACAAACGGCCGGCCAGCTTGCTGGTATTCAGCAACTGCATTAAGGCCTGGACCAGGATACCGGGTTATTCTTGGTGCCGCATCATCTCTGTCTTTATCATAATATGACATTTTTATTTCTCCCAATCCAATATATCATTAAACAATCTATCAATTCTATCGGTTTTGTTAAAATGTTGACGTAGTTCTTTTTGTGTGACGACCTTGCCTTCTGCCATCATAAATGCCCCAGGCGTCGAAGGTTCTGAAACGAAGTCCCAACAAATAAGTTGAAAGTCGTCTTGGACAACATCATAGTCACCTTCATTTTTGGTTGAACCAACACCCCTGGATGAAATACCTAAAGTGACGCCGGATTCAACTAAGCTTTGAAGGATCTTTCCGCATGGAGTATCTAGCAGCTCGACGTTGCCATAACAAACGTCACCCTCCAGCCAGGCTTCTCTAATTATATGTGAAACGTTCTTAAGTTCAACAACGGAAGAGTCAGGATGATCACATTCCCCCAACGCTCTATTCTCTTTAATAAACTTTTGATAGTTTCTAACTTCTCGTTCTAAAATAGGGAGAGGATAAACGCGTCCATTCTGGTTTAAGGTATTTGCTTTTTGCAAAATACCCTTCATCATAATCTTACCGCCATTCTTTTCTTTTGACTCCTGTATCATTTCCTTGGTGTAGGAAAATGGAGTCCATGCTGTTAAAAGCTTACTCACTGTCTGCCTCCATGATCTCTTCTTTAAGTTGGGATATTAAAAGAAACCTAGATATTGTCTCATCATCAACCCGGTTTGGATCTAGCAACTTTACGCTTGATGACACTTTATTCATCTTTTCATTTAATATTTGATTATCGCAAGTACCAGAATAAATATCAAGCTCAGTGACTAAACTGTGCTTAAGCTCAGATAGATATGCGCTAAACTCATTAACCTTCCCTGTCTCTGTGCTAAATACATACTCTTTTATAAGAGACTGCTGTTCATCATTTAGCTGGCGGCCGTACTTATTATTAAATTTTTCAGTCATTATCCTTACCGTCAAAGAGCTTACATTGTCATTCTTATGAATAGTAAGAGGATCGTCAGCAGCTTCCGTTAGCAGGAAATTACAAACTTTATTTTCGTAATCCGCAATCCTTGAAAGGGGAGCCTTGCCAGAAGAGCGCCAATCGTTTAGGAGCGTTTGGATGGTTGCATACTTTCTATATTCATTAATACGCTGGTTATAAAAGGTAGGATCTGAGAGGGTGTAATTTATCTCTTTAATTAATGCTGCCTTTTCTTTTCGGAGCTTTACAGAATCAAAATCAAGCGCTGCGTCCTTTGCTTCTCGCAAAATACGGGTCGCTAAAGACTCCTTATCCACAGACGTCTTGACCATTGCATTAAATAGTCTAAACTCCCTATATAGCTGTGAGCCGGGAACGAAGTGCTTTCTTATAATCCCCAATGTATCTTTATACTTTTGAGTCTCATCAGTTACTAAGGATGTAGCCAATGTTCGCAAAAGCTGCTCATAGATAATACCTACGTTTCTTTTCTTATTGTGAGTCTTACTCATTTATATTATCCTCATCATGATCCAGCGTAATCTCTAAATCAATGCCGCCGTCGACTATGTCTTGGCCTTCCAAGATCACACGTTTTGCATTAATACCTATTGCGCTAGATAGGTTACCTAAGGTAGATTCTATCTCTCTAGTCATCTTAGCATGTTGGGTTATTTTTGAATCAATGAATTCATCCATACCTGGATCTACATTTCTAGGCGCGCCAAAGTTCTCTTTGAATGGATTTTTAAAGAAATCATTGTCGAATGGTTTATTTGAAGTGTCTTGTTTTCTAGTTGCAGAACCTGTAGATGTCATGCTTAAAAAGTCAGGCATATGAGTTGATGCTGCACCAAAACGAACTTTACGTGACTTCTTTAGTGGTTCACCAAATGCATTTCTAATTTGTTGTTGAGCCCGAGCAGGAGACTCTTCATCGTCAATTGACAATATGTTGACATGATCATCATCATCGTCGTCGTCGTCATCAGGCTTTTTGGCATCGCCCGGTAAGGCAGTCAATAGGTCACCTGATGTGTAATCTGCTGCAAAGAGATCATCACCTCCAGCATCATCTCCTCCAGCATCATCGCCTCCAGCATCATCTCCACCGCCGAACAGATCGTCTCCGCCACCGCCGCCGGCTGCATCTCCGCCACCTTCAGCACCAGGTGCCTGTGTAGCTTCAAGCTCTAGATCGGAAACCTTGTCTTCAACCTTACCTTCTTCTATCAACCTAATCTCATCATCAGTAAGGCCCATTACATTCTTCCGAATCCAACGGCGATCGACCATTCCTTCAGGGGCGGTACCTGCAATTTCAAAGCGTGCCCTGATTAATTCCAGCTTTTGTTGCTGGGCAACAGATGAGGGATTACTAAGCAACAAATCAAAATCAAGTAGATCTTCGCCATCATAGCCATGAGAAAACAAATGAACCATTGCTAACTTATTGAGCTCAGCAATGATAGTCTTTTGAATTCTTTGAATAGTCCTAGAAAAACGAATATCTTCTTGGGCCAATGTAGCCTTTGAACCGACCTCTTCGTCGTATCCCAGATATGCACGTGGAATTTTCAAGGCAGCAAACAACTTCTTTTGAATATACTCTACGTCTTCAATCGCTGCTGTATTTTGTCCACCTGATAATGTGTCAATTTTTGTGCCTGACTCTCCACCCCGGACAGGGAGGAAGTAATCCTCGTCGACTGACATTGGATTATACCTTAAGTCGACTCGGCCTGTATCTTTATCAACAACGGCAGAACGCTTAAGGCTGCTCTGCGCCTGTTCTAGATACTCAGCAACATTCTCTGGAGGGACGTTACCAACATCAATATAAAACACCCTTCTCTCAGGAGCGCGAATGACTCTATAAACCAGCATGGCATCTTCAATTAGAATAAGCTGGCGCCAAATGCGGCGCGCCGGCTCTAAAACAGATGAACCATATGGCAAAAAAGCATCGTTACCCAACAACCTAAAGTGTGTAACCTGCCAGTTCTCTAAAACCTGGTTGCCGTTTGATATCCACCTAAATCTTACTGCTGCTGGATCTTCAGGATCAAATCCTTCTTCTCTCTCTATTTCTGAGATTGCGATTGGGAATGCATTAATAACCCCATATTCCGGAGATACATCTGTAAACAGAAAGAAGTCTCCATACTTGCATAGATTACGAACCCACATTGTCATATTGAATTCAATGTTTAGTGTATCATAAAATAAAGTATCTAAAATCTCTTTAACTTTTCTATTGTCAGAATGAATGTGAAGCGATATACCCTTCTCATCAGGACTAGTCGCCTCTTCCGAATAGATGTCTAATGCCGCAGATATTTCAGGGGTAGCTTCCATTTCGCTAAAATCGCTATAACGAGACATGCGATCAAATGAGCCGTACGTACTCATTGTATTATTATATGAGTCGTTATGGGCGCGCCCAAAGATCTGCATTGTAGAAGCAGCAGACGTAGCGGGTATGCCTCGAACACGCCTCTTTATCTGGGGCCCAGATCTAAATAACTGAGTCAGCTTTTGAAATAGATTCTTATCTGTCTTTTTCTTTGGCATTACTTCCTCTTTTCACTAATCAATATTAACCAGAAAAAGATCGAGATAAATATCTCAATCTAATAACCACTTAAGATCAGCATATGGATCATCACTGTCACCATCAGATGAAGGGGCTCCACTACCCATGACCACTGGTTTAAATGGATTGTTCGAAAATGCTTCACTTTTAGGCAAGTTTGAAGATTTTACAGTATTTCTATTCACTTTAAATGCATTAAGCATTGCTTGATTAATATCTACCGAAGACTTGTTTAATCCTGGTGTAGTGTCATATAACCAAACACCAATAGCTAAAGACATTACCAGGTCATCATTCTGGCCCTTTTGTGCTTGTGCCTTATTGCCTTTCCAAATAAAAGTCTTTAGCTCGGAATAGAGGCGATCGGAGTATGATCTAATATAACCATTACGTAGTACCTGTTCTAACTTTGTTAGAATCTGTGCGCGTGAAACTCCAGAAGTTGTAAAACCGGCTTTATGAATATTGCTTTCACCAGAATACATCGCGGCGTAACGATCCTTTTCTTTTTTGTAATAAAGGTTCGGGTACCCTAACTCGATTAGCTTCATAATCACAGCATACCCATATGTGTTATTTTCTGGACATAATAAAGCTTTACCATATCTCATACCGGCTTCATTCAACAGTATTGCAAATTGATCGGGGGGTATCTTCCCCTTATACTCAGCCACAATCTCAGACTCGTTAGTATCAATGACATGGAATGCAGAATAATCCCCAGCATCGCCGCGGGCGACATCAGCAGATATTACATATTTGTGCTCAGTTAAAGCATACTTCCACACCCAGACGCCCATCTCAGGGCCCCATTTCTCCATTGGGTTTCTGACTTGTGTGCGAATGTTCTCAATATGCTCTGCCTGTAAGAAGGTGTCACCGGAAGCAGCAAAGTCGCACAACAACTCTTGTGCAATCTGTTTCGGTGTTAAGTTCTTGCATTCATTCTCGAACCAAGCATCTTCTCGCTCAGGGTGGACATCCCATGGAAGTTTAATAGGGTTGAACTCATTCTCAGAAGCAGTTGCCTTCATGTATAAATCATAGTACTGTCCGCCGACACCGTTGGGGGTTGACAATACAATTGCGCGACCACCTGTTGACAGCGTAGGATACAATCCCATCCATAGCTCATCAAAGTTTCTTACAAATGCAGCCTCATCCACAATCAGCAACGTTAGCGCCTCAGAACGACCTGCGTCATCAGACGTTGGAATTGCCTTAATTGATGAACCATTTGAAAACTCGACAGATTGCTTATTGTTGCTAGTGATCTCAGGAAGAATCATCCATGGGGGTAGGCCTTTGATGGCAACCTTAACCTTTTTTATAAAGTTCATTGCTACACTAAGCTTTGTAGCAATGACCAAGATATTCTTATCCTTATAGAATATTGCTAGCCAAACAGCATAGGCAGCTGAAAGGGTTGATATCCCTAGCTGCCTTGACTTTAAGATGACGTTAAAGCGATGATTTACAAAATCATCGATACAATCATCCTGGAACGGAAATGTGGCAAAGGGAATTAGCCCCTTTGTTGGATGTTGGATCTTCACGTACTTATTAAAAAAGTACTTTGGATCTTTTCCGCACCGGATTATCTCTTTAACCTGGCGCTGTTTATTAACAACGGCCATTTATTCTACTCTTAAGCTACACTGTCTTCTATATATTGCAATCTTTCTAGGGTTATGTACTGAGGTCGATATTAGTTCGACGTCATCCCTGCTATCAATCTCTGAAAACTTGACTGATGTGTCTGAAGTTTCTTTAAAAGCTTTCTTGACTTGGGCTACTTTCTTGTTAATCAAGTCATTTGACTCAGCAACAAGGCGATCAACCTGCTGTCGTAACGATTGCTCAGAAGCAAAGTGTACAACAGTCTGGAACTTTACCAGCATCTTGTCATGTTCCATAGAACATGTAAGAGACATAGTGCCGTCTCCGGACGATTTGCCCCATGTGTTGTTAACAACATCATTTAACTCGTTTAGTGCATCTTTTGAAATCATAATTTATCTCCTGGACAGTATCCCTATTTAATTATCTAGATGAGGAACTATTTGACCTTATAGATGAAAGAAGGAATGCTGTTTTTTTCATCTTTATACTCTTTAAGTTGCTTTTCAGATGGGCGCCATCCGGCTAGCCAGCGATCCTTATTAGGATATGCCCACATTAATTCACAGCCCTTACAACAATTATACTCTTGATATGATAATGTATCCCCTAAGGAAGACATTAATAAATTACATACCGGACATTCAAGGGGTACTACGCTAATATCTTCAGTGGGAACTACTAGAGAATACTTTTTCAATCTTATCATCTTTCTATTTGATGATATTTCTACCCAATTATCCACTTAATGCCTCCGCGCCGGCACATTGGACCAGCGAGTCATGGTTTTTGTGGCGAATGTCAAGTACGACATCAACAACATCCTTAACACCATCGACGTGGGAAATAACCAGTATGTTTCGGAACCACCTCTTAAGAGACTTAAGCAACCGGTTGCATGCCTCTACATTCATCTCATCTAACGCTCCAAAGCCTTCGTCAATAATCAATAGATTTGTCTTAGGCAATGAGCTTATATTAATTAAGGCAACACGAATGGCTAACGATGCCATCATCTTCTCCATACCAGAGCCACATTCAATTATCCGTCGGGAATCTCCATAGTTTATATAAATATCCATAGCGTTGCTAGCAGGGTCGGCTTCAAGCTCGACAGTGAAGCCAACAACATCTTGCAGGATTTTTGAAATCTCGGCGTTAATAATGGGTAACTGCGCCGTAATAATTTGCAAGGGGATCCCTTTCTTAGACACTGCTGTCATGTAAAGATCATACACCTTCCACTGGGCCATTAGTTGTTTAAACTCATCACGCTCTGTCTCAAGCCTAGATATCTCGTTTGTCAAGAGCCCGATCGTTTCAGAAGCGCTTATTCTTCTTGAGTCTAAATCCATGATCTCGTCTTTAAGTGAGTTAATCCTTTTCTTAAGAAGGCTAACCTCTTCAGCTACTGAGCCATCACTTACCCTGACCTTCATGTCACTTAGTAGGTTTTCGCACTCCTTGATTAGCGTCTTTAGAGAAGAAATGTCAGTACTTAGAGAATGAATCTCAACTGCCTTCTCGGATGCCTCAATCTTCAACTTAGCTTCTTGGGATAGAATAATGTCATACTTCCCTAGTTTTTCCTTTAACCCTTCCCGCAATACAGCTTTAAGTGCTTTCCGAGTTGCCCTAACACTATCCAGTAGCAATGATACTTTTTCTTTCTGCTTTTCTACTACCTTGTTATGCTTGTCTGACTTTTTAACATATTGGCAACTTGGCAAATGTTCGAAACAATCGCAGGGTTCTAGCTTCTTTGCTAGCTTTTTCTTACTTTCTAAAAGTTGTTTCTCAAGCTCTCGTTGATGTTCTAAATCCTTAAGACTCTTCTCAAGATCCTCTTGGATGCCTAACTTTTCCTTAAGCTCATCAATCGGGAACTGCTCCTTAATTAAGCTGATCTTTTCAATCTTTCCGTTAATTTCATCGAATTCTTGGCCAACTACGGCATGGCGTGCCTTAAGAGATGAATACCGATCGCTGTACTTCGTAAGGCGTTGCCCTTGGGCTGTTACATCCTCAGCCGTCACAAGATCCTTGTGTTTATGCGTTGCCAATGTAACAGTTAGCTCCTGCAGCTTACCTCTTTTCTCCAATAAGGATTCATCAATCTCGTCACGCTCAATGGATTTACGACCAACCTTCATGTTTGCCTGAATAATCAGGTGTTCCCACTCATGGTCCGGAGCGTTCTTAATTAGTGCCTTAATATGTGCGGAATCATTGGATGCCATTGACAACATGTCATCAAACATATTAAGGTTTAAAAAGTTAGTGAGGACGGCTTTTCTCTGGGTAGCTTTGTATTTAATGAAGTTATTCATTTCACCCTGGCTAGCCATTGACGTTAACAAAAAGTCTTCGGAGTTGCCAACAAGCTTTCGGATAATTTTCTCTGTCTCAGTGCGCTGGCTACCACTTAGGTCTTGAATGACGTTCCCTTCAGCATCAATTTTAAATAGGTTTAGATGCGTTACTGCATGAAGGTGGCCGGCTCGGGTCTCATGTTTTGTTGACTGTCGTTCAATCCTATATAGCTGCCCGTTAATTTGTACATCAACAGAGCCAAGGCAATAACCCTTTCGAGAATTAATGATGTGTAGATTCTTAATTGAACCCCGATCAGTCGTGTTAAACAAGGTATACATCAGCGTACCAGGAATTGAAGACTTGCCTGATCGGTTAGGGCCGAATAAGCCGATAATCCCATTCAACTCATCAAAGTTGATGTAGTTCCCCTTTCCGTATGAAAAGGTGTTGTCAAACCTAAGATTCTTAACAGACCACTTTATATTCCTTGCAGAGTCAGAATTACAAATTTGAGATACGTATCTATTATTTAATGCATCTAGCTCTTCCCATTCCTTTTCGTCAATGACAACGTCAGAATAAAATTCTTTCATTAACTTTGTATGAGTCTTGTAGTCTCGTAAATCATCTTTAAATAGTTCACCATCTCCAAGCTTAATTACAGAGCTAGTCTCAATCTCAAAGTCATTCTTATAGACAATTTCAGTTGCATGCTTAAACTCCTTTAACGCAGAATGGAGCTGTTTAATTTCATGTTGAGATATTTGTTTCGTAGTCCTAATCCGGAACCTTGAACCATCAGGGTGTTTCTCTGCACGATCTAAAGTCGACTGGACGCTTTCATCCCAATCGATAGTAACAAATGGGCGTGAGTGTGGAATCTCATAAAATGTAGATCTAAAGTTGTCCTTATCATCAATTTCCCAAAATAAGAACCCCTTACCAGGATCTTCGCCATAGTTCTGTTGGATTGTTGAACCAGGATATGCTATCCGCTTATCATTATCTAGATATTGAAGTTTATGAATATCACCCAAAAATGTGAACTCATAATCCTTAAAGAACTGGACATTAACCTCACCTTCGATTTTCCAATTGATGTCTGTGTGTGACCCTTCGACACCTCCATGGAAAGTTGCAATATTAATTTCACCAGGTACCGGCTTTACATCCTCCCAAGAGTCCATGTCGAAACATGAAAAGACACACCAGTTATATCCTGGAATTCCATTAATTGGATATGTACCAGAATCCTTATATAGAAACAGATTAGGATTATCGAGTGCTGAGATTATTGGACTAATTGCATCTTGGCGATCCTTATTCATCATAAGGCCATCATGGTTGCCCAAGATGATGTGTGTAGGTGCTACCTCTGCTAAGCTGGTAAACCACCAATTTAGAATATCAATAAGCTCAGGTGATATCCCTTGGGTCTTAGAGTGTACAATATCACCACCTACGAATATTGCGTCTGGCTTGAGATCTTTTGCCTTCTCGAAGAATGCAGAGAAAGACTCCCGGTACTCATCGTGGCGAGTCAGCCCTCGAAAGTGGATATCAGAGATATGTATACATTTAAAAGTCATTTAAATCCCAACTATAATAATGATCCGCTCTTAATTGAGCCGATTAAGTGATAAAGCCTGTCGCGCTGGTGCCACGGCTTAGCATTTCGTTTTGCCTGTAAAAATGCAGACTTTGACATTTCGCCTACATCATCGTGTGTGCCTAACTTAAGCACCCTGGTTGGTATACCATATGAAGATAAAAGCTTGCAGTATTTTTGTATCTTGTCACCCATGTCAGAATCCATCGCTAACAGGACAGGAGTCCTATTCTTGATTATCTTTTGACATAATGCATACTCTTCAGAAAAATGTGAGCCCAGTAGGCAACTAGCATTACTATCACACTTTGTTAAATCCATAGGGCCCTCAACCAAAGTGAGCTCTTGAGACCAATCTATATTAATTTCATTAAAAATAACGCTTTTCTTAGGTACTTTAGCATTTAGATATTTCATGCCGCCGGCAGAGTTATCAATTGTTCTTGCGACATAATAGTTTAGGTCACCGTCCTCATTAAAGGATGGCATAATAAGCCTTCTCCTAAACTTGCCCCTAGTACATGTACCAAGCTTAAAGTACCAAAAATCACGATTTGATAAGTTTCTAGATCTTGCATAACGGATAGTATCCTTTACGTCTGGATCTTTTGAAAGCATGCTTGTTGCTAATAGCTTAAACCCAGCAGGGGGGATAACGACCTCAGGCTCAATCTCTAAATGACTAGACACGTCTAGCTTTTTAGAAAACCTACGATTATATTCTTCATAATGAGCAGGAAAATGCCTACGTAATATACTATGTAAGGACCGACCGCGGACGTCACAAACCCAACACTGGAATTGATCGGAATCGATCTTGATTACTAGCTTCTTCTTTGAGGGTACTCCGTAAGTACCACACTTTGGGTTCGGGCAACAAACGGCTATATTTAGCCCGTCGGTGCCTAACACACCGGTGCCAAAAACCTTATTAAGAAACCTAACTTTATCGCTTACAGTAGACATGCTAAACTAATATAACAATACCAGTACCAAGTGTTCATTGGTATAGAAAAAAAATGACTTTTTTTATTTACAAATCAAATAATGCTACTAGCAGAAGCAATAACATATGCATCTGCAGCATCGAAGCAACCAGGCTCAAAAATAGATTGGCCTTTTCTCTTCCCTGATTTCAATGTTTTCATGGGCCAAGTATAATCAACTTGAGTGTCGACCCAGTTTAATACTTGTTCCTTAGTCGGAAGGCCACCTTTTCTCTTCGAGATAATTTTAAGGCCTACAGCCTTACGGGCAACATTAACATTTATAAACTCAGGCTCAATAAGAAACTGCTGTTGAGACAGGTACGAAACTACGCCGTTAAACCTAGCCAATGATAACAGCGTCTTTGCAGATGAAAATCCAGGGCGGAAAGCTTGAAGATTTTCTTCAATGGCTACTTTTGTAACATCATACTTTATATGAATATTGGCCATGGCATCAGAGACTACATTTGCCTTCTGGAAGGTCGTAAGCTTTGGGCTTAATGCTATATATCCCATGTCAACAAAGTCACCTGACAGGCTTGTTATGCACCATCCAGTGCAACTAGTTGAGATATCTAATCCTAATATATGACTCACTAAAAATCAACCTTGATTCTAAAGGCTATTGAATCCGCATCCCGCTTAGCAACAGGTTGGGCTAAATTAGTCCTTGCTATAATATTAAGGTTTTCATCATGAAAGTTCAAGCCTGTTATATAGACGAAGTCGGTGTCTTCATCGCTAGCTGCCATACCGGCCTTAAGTGATTCGAAATTAGGGTTTGAGCTTGAATTAACTAAGCCGGCGTTACAAGGCACCAATACTTCCATCACATGAATATTATGTACACCTTCCATATCTATAGAGAACTGCTCTTTACCGAAGTACGGTATGCAAGGACTGGTTACGACAGCAATCCCTTCTTCATACAATATATTACCAACTGCAGCCCAACGTGGGTGTTTACCTACTGAGTCAGCTCGGTAGAGTACTCCAAACCCATTATCACGTAGGGTAACCTTGACCTTATTTCCAGATCCCATGATGTCTTGATCAACTAACTTAAATGAACCAGGCTTTATTTTTTGACCATAAAATAAATTAGATGAATCAAAGAATACCACTTCATTTGATGATGTGTCGCGAGTACGTTGGAGGATTGCTAAAACAGATCCTGGTGCAACACCTGGGTTTTCTGGCGTAGAGCCTGCAACCTGAGCAAATATAGAGCCGGCGGTGGTATCATCCGTACCATCAGAGGAAATTGATATTAGGCCGGGTTGCATCATTGACTCAGGCACCATGTTCCTAAGTGATACCTTACTATAATCAAGCGTACCATAATCATTTACAAATTTTGATGTTGGAAGATCATCATATTCATACGGTTTAGAATCATATGCACCAGATGCTAAGAGCGTAAAACCAGGAACAAAGTTTCCATTGTCACATGGTAAAATAGTTAGGTTCCTCTTTCTTATTTGAGGATCCCTATTGAGTATCTCGTTTGCCTCAAGGGCCTCCGTGGTAGTCTCATCTATAGTTGAACCAGAAAGATTTAGAAGAATAGGAAATTCGCCAACTACCATCTCCCTAGTAAAGTTCTCCAGATTTAATAAATGTCCCCCGACACCGAATGACATAGCAACATTAAAAGGATCATCAGTTGTTGAATGCATTGTCTGGAATGGGGTTATCATTACGTCCCGGTGGCGTGTCTCCTTTGTAAAGAAAGGAGGCAAGTAGAACATTAACGTCTCCTCGATCTCATCGTGGCCATCGGCCATTGATTCAGAGATTTTGCTTATTGTCCGATATTCATTCCATACCTTAAGTTCATGAACCTCAGCGTTTAAAGGGTGTGACAACGTATATGCATTTGGTTCTAAAGGATCCGGATCTTCGGCTGTCCACCCAGATTCAGCGTCAACATCATCGAGCCGGCCCCATGTGACACCGTCTGTTTGAGATCTTTCATAACTAAAAAATCCTTGAATATACTGTGTTGCAGATGAGTCTATAGACAATGCTTGATCATACACCCTAGATAGTCCGAAATCGCCGGTCAGCTCAGCGAGATTGTATGCTAACGTTGATGATAAAACTGGCACATGTTCCAAGCTAGATAGCTCATAATTCATTATTGCATTAAAATAAGCATCTCTTAGTTCTTGATCAGTTGTTGCCGGCTCAACCTCGCTAGCTAGAACCTGGATACCTCGAGAGTTTTTCCAAAGTAGTTCAGAATCGTCATCAACCTCTTGAATATACCATGCATATTTCTCTGCGACATGATCACCTTCCATTGTAGGATCACCATCAGCATCGACATATATCTTTGTTTGTGAATACACACTGGCATTTTTTCCTTCAAAGAAGTTACCGACAAATAGTGCAGAAGGATCAGCCTCAATATCAATATCCTCATGTCCGGAACAAACTTCAGCAGGATCAATTGCTGTAAAGTCGTCCACCTTCTTTGGGGTAATGTCACCAAACTCTTGCGGTATTGATAGCTCTTGAACCCCTAGTGGATCAGTCGGTAGGTTAAACTCAGAGTCTATCTTGCCGTCGACTAGTATTTGAGCTTTTCCGGCGTCGATAAGATCTGTACCATACCGGATGGCAATGTGGTGCCACTCGTTCCTATTCAAGGAATTATCTGAGGAGAGGTAAATCTTATCTGAGTTAATCTCTAGAGGGGTACCCCCTTCATATACCCATGAATCGCCATAGTCGCCATTATTTAGTAATGGGATCATTGATGGAGGTATATCTGCAGATGAACTTAGTTGCAACATTACCCTATATGCATCAGGATGACCTGCAGAATCTATATGGCTACCCGTAACTAAACTAATTGCATAGCTTGAGGACATATGTAGAATAGTCCCGGCCTTGAATTGATGGGACTTATCGCGATCAACAATTACGTGGTCTAGGCCCCCGTCAACAGTTATCGGTGCATTGAATACATCAGGACCAAGTGACCATGGTAGCTCATCTAGAGGCGTTAACCTAAAAGCTTCCCTGGCATCTTCTGACACTGCTGTTGTTTCATAGTTAGCTACCCAGCCCCATGTATTGTCACCGGTAGCAACATAACCCCTTGCTGCTGCCCAGGCCGCCTCAGTCCAAGCCTCATGAACAACAGGGTCATCTGCGACACCATCGCTATCTGGATCTGCAGATGCTATTGGAGAGTCCGTTGAGTCAGCTAGTAATCGAAACCCAGTATACCCTAAGGCGTGGGCAGAATTTAGTTCGGTACCAGTGTTCCATTCTGTAACTTCTTCAAATGAATACCAGACAAAAGCAGTTTGGCGAAATGTTGTGATTGTACTAGTTGCTGCATTTCCTGCCCACCCAGGGATATTGGTCCGGACCCAGACTTTTCCATATATTTCTGGTGGATTGTATGTTATGACAGAATCATATCCCTGGCCAGCTGCCCACTCTATTTCATCGGCATAGCTAGTGTACTCTACATTATACCCGCTAGCCACCATCCAAGTTACCTCATCAGGCAACCCGGCAGATAATACACCACCTTCTGTTTGGTGGTATACTGCATTGTACTCATTCCTTAATGCCCAAGCAGGTTCAGACCACTCGACTGCTTCATATGCAATAGGGAATTTTCGAAACCCCCTATAATTTGCCCATTGCTGCTCTGTCCACGTCCTATGCCCAGCAGAAGGATCATAGTCAACTGCTAGCACGTTCGGAAAGGCTGGATCACTAGGATCATAGTACCCAGAGAAAGGGCCGGCAGGAGCTATAGCGGTGTCAGCACGAAAATATACACTGATATCAACTGTGGGATCGACCCATCTCTGGGCTCCATCTGGTTCAAAGGGCCCTTCAACATCCATTGACGTTGAGGGATCATACCACCCAGTATATCCTAGTGTTGTTGCTGTATCAATAGTTATAGGTGTTTCCCATGCAACGATATCACCATAGCCTTTCGAGCGAGCAGTAAAGACCAAGGCTCCATCATTCCACAGTAGTAACCCTGAAGATGTTGCTTGGTAGTCATTAATACCGGATGCACCATCCTTGGATAAAGCCTGTGAAAGGGAATATTCGTTAAGGCCGTTGTCATCAGTCCATAATAAAGATAATGCTTCGTCTACCTTCTGTTGTCCTGTTTCATCAATCACCTCTATCTTTTCAGCCCAAGACGTAAAGTATTGATTTCCGTCTATCGTTTTGGCAATATTCTTAGCTGTCTCGAAGTTATCAAAGTCACCTAGCTCATTTTTACCTATTGTCCAGTCACTGGCATTTTTTATAGAACCTGGAGCTGCAAAATTGAAAGTCTGTGCGCCCGATGTTACGCCATCATTTAGCGTGATACTAACATACTTCTTTATTGGGTCTCCAGATCTAAAGTCATAATCAGGGGACTCATCGCCTTTGTCAGTTATTAGGTTTTCATGGCGGACAAGGACTGTACCGTCTGCTTGACGTTGAGCAAACCAGGACGCTTCATCCCAAGATGCATAAGTCACTGCATCATCAACAACACCATCCCCGTCAGGATCAGCATCAGCAGCTAGGGCATCTGTGTTATCAGCTATCAGGTAATATCCGGTGTAGCCGGCGGACTCTGCGGTAACCCATTCTATATTGCCATCACTGTCAATATCAAACTCATACAGGTAATCTGTGTCCCAATCGCTGTCATGTGCGCCGCGGCCGCCACCATGGTGATCAATTAATAATTTTTCCCAATCATAAACAGTAAATGATCCAGTTGCGTAAGAATCCTCTTCATCTATTGAATATCTAGGATTAATATAGAACTCAAACGTAAAAGAACCAGATGGGCTATATGGTATTGTGCTGGGTGCCGTAGTCTCATCTGTGAATGAAGGATATATCAAGGCAGAAGATTCTGGAACTAGTGATGATGTAAAAAAGTTAATTGTATTATAGTTTGTGTATGCCCAATGGACATCCGGATATTTTGTTCTATAATATGGAAAAAGCGAATCCTTTACTACATTCTTACGAAGAGTATCACTGGTCATCTTAAATGAAGGCTCGAACCTAGTGATCGCAACCTCCGTTTGTTTTCTAGAGGAAACATCACAATCATTAATCAATGACATGTATTTTTCAAGCATACCAGTGATAGATGTTAATGAGCCAGATGTTATTACTTCTACATTAAAAATATTATAAGGAAAAGTAGGCAAATCCTGATCACCAATGCCATCAGCATCGAGATCTAGATCAAGTATTTGCTTCCCGGTAATGGGATGCACTATAGTACCGGTAACCGGCTCAAGGCAATCACCATAAGTTGAGTTTGTTATCTCAACAAAGGCCTTAGAAGTAGCAGCGTCATATAAATATGAAGAGCTAAACGCTTGGACTGAGTTTATCGTTGTGTTGGTTGCACTAACAACAAGCGTCATTGCTGACGTAACATCATATGACTCAGGAGGCAATGTAGGATCACCCAAACCTTGTACTTGGCTTAGGTCAATCATATGTCTCGAACCGCGAAACGGAACTGGCGGTTTCTTCTTAGAGTCAGCCCAGTTACTATTATAAAAATAAAACCGCCTGGGGACCCCAGAAGGCTCATACAGGTCAAAGTATGCCTTATCTATATATTCATATGAAGAATGGCCAAGAAGGTCCCTATAGTCAAAGGAGCCTTCTGTACCATTACCACCAGATAATGTTGTAAGTGCATCTTCTGTTGAAAATGTAAGCTGTGTTACTTGGCTAACTTGTTCTGGTTCAGAAATTGAGGACGATAATATCATTGCCTCTCGGAATGACTCTAAAGTATCGTCACCGTATATACTGCCCTCACCACCGTCAGAGAACGCCTGCAAAGACTGAGCTTCTTTTTCAAACTTTGAACGCTCTGAGAATACGTAGACTGACCCTGAGATACCGGTAGCTTGTGGACTAGCTAGTGAGGCCGATGAGAAATGTCGTTTCGGCTGCGTCTGGATTGTTAAGTTTTCAAACCAATGTTTATCTAATTGAAAAATCGCCATTTAATACACCTATACACCAACATTGAAGATAATGCCTTTTGTTATCGGCTGTCTCAATAGAGATTTGTCTTAGATTTAATATCACTACAATACACCTTAGAAGTCTAGTCTAACACGAATTGTAACATCCTTCTCGTCATTTTTCTCAATTGGTCTCGAAAGTTTGGCAACAGCTAAAAGGTTGTCATTTGCGTCATACATCCCGATTGTAGTTGGGAATGTAAATGAACGCTGCGTATCTTCTTGTCCTTCATCAATTACAACGATTCGATTTTCATCATCAGCGTAGGTCGGGTTTGAAGAATAATTAAATTCATCTGCAGTTGCCCTACAGAAAATAAGCGTTGAGTTGATTGTTGTGACATTTTGAAACGTTATTGCAGTTAGGGAATCACTGCCAAACCTACATGTTGCGAAGTGATCAACAATATTGTCTATAGAACCTGAAACTAAGAAGTCTGGAACAAAGCGTGCATATGGGTTTCCGGATCCGTAGTCATCGCCGGTTAAATCCATATACCCTGGATTCAGGTCATCTTCATCGTTTGAGTCCAGTGCCTGGTTTGAGTATTCCGCTAGTGTACCGGTGACTGGGTGACCTTGCCACCCATACCCTATGGCAACCTGTCCATTTGACACGCTAACTGGCTCAGTAGTAAGGCCATCAAACTCGGCCTCGACAATGTCGGTAGCATCAATATCTAGACCATCAGGTGTATCGACCCCATCCCAACTTACCCAAGCAGAACTACACTTAATCGTATCTGTCGTTGTTGCATTCATACCGTCAATAATCCCCATACATGCCTGATCAGGATCGATTGTACGGTTAATGTTGAATACTGCAATACCGGCATCATAAAATAACAGGCCAACCTTTTTAGATGTGTCAGAAGAATCAACGATATCTGCAACTTCACCACCGAATGTCGTTCTTTTACTAGTAGCAGCACCAATGTCAGTGAAAATTGCTACACTACCAGTTGATGTCGTACGAAGGTTTGTTGTAACGCCATCAGCCCAATAAGGTGGTGGTGAAAGAACGTGGGCACCATCGGCATCAAGTTCTAACTCAGGGTTCCCAATCGGGATCATATCACGATCTACTAAATCCTGTTCACGCCAACAGCGGTAAGAGTTACCGGCTAAGGATGCAGATTGGTAAAACCTCATTGCAAAGGTTTCTCTTTTTATCTTGTCCCTAGCGAACAATCTCTTAAAACAAACAAAGAATGCATTATCAACGCGGTCGGCCTCTTCATCAGAGCCAAATGGAGTCGAGAAATATGCATCGCTGTCACCTAAAAGTGTGGCAGCAAATTGCTTATAGACGTCAACCTTTTCTCTCATCATCATTGACTCAGACGGGAAAAGCAGTTTGCCTGATGCATCCTCAGAGATAACTGAATCCTGTACGGTTGAACCGCTAAAATATAAACCAACCGTCATATCCATCACAGCATTAGAGCTTTGTAATGTATGATCTTGATCATAAATCGTTTGGAACAATGATGATGTTACACCCTGACCTATACCACCGGTTACAAAGACTTGAAATTGTCTTCTAGTATCTGAGCCTGATATATCTTCTTGGATAATATCGACCAGCTGATTTAGTGCTGAGCGACTAGTTTTTATATCTGCCGCAGAAATTTCTTTAAACGTTGCCATGACTACTATAACCCTCTTTAATTCTTAGAAACCTGAACTTCAAACTCTTTTACGGCACCAGATTGAATTCCTACTATACTGATAACTGAAGAGATCATGCTCTTGTCACTAGCGTTACCATATATTAAGAATTGTGCATCTGTAATTGACTTTGTTTCAACAGGAATCGTAACTCTAGAACCGCCTACTGAAGTTGTAGTAGGGTCTCTAGTAATAATATATGTTGCGATATTGTCAGAATCGACATTATCAGGGGTCATTCCCCTAAGTTGTAGAAATCTAGAAGGTACCTTTACGATAAATGCCTGATCTCTTAATTCTACATCAATGCTGCTTTCATTTTGAATCTCTTGTGTTATTGTTAATGTAACACCTGACCCAGCGCCTGTTCGAGACATTGATAGTGTCGTCCCGGAAGAGTCTAACCCATCCCCGGCCAGCGATAAACTGGGTAGCCGAACTAAGTTCGGGTTAGAGACACTTACTAATTTATGTTTAAGCGCTAAATTACCGCTAGTTTGTGCTTCAAAGATGGGGGTATTCTTTTCAATTTTTTCTTTCCCCACCGTTCTTCCAAACTTCTCTATTATTGTATAATCTACTTCATCATCGCCAAGTGCAAACTTAACTATAGAAAAAGAACCGTCATTTCTAGCCAGAAATGCTCGACCTGTATCAGTTAAAACTGCATCCACAATGATGTTATTTGTTGAGTGATCTAAAAAACCCATCTATATGCTCCTCAGATAAATATATCGTTACTATTTAGTCCGTAAATCATCTATTTCAATATCAACCACTTGACTCTTCTGTCTATCTACGTTGATAACCTGTAATTTATATGACCCACCTTCCTGTAAGGTGGACCATAAATCTAATTCCTCATCATTCTCGCCCTTAATAGATAAATATTCAGGGTCAAAGAATATCTTACAAGAAGTATGGCCACTATCTTTCATACAATCACTCGTAAGATTAATTTCCCCGTTTACTGGATCAGAGCCTTCTACCAAATAAAAGTTTGGATAAGGTTTTGGGGCCCCTGATGGGGATATTAATTTCTTCATTAGCCTATTCTTCGACTCATCAAACCATACCGCATATTGTGCTGAATAGTTTGAACTAAAATCATGTGCATCAATGCTACATAATGAATATATGGCAACAGATTGCTTTGTGAACTCTTCATCCCAGTATATCGTTAGTGGCTCTTCCATCTCTACAACCCTTGAACGCCGAGGTTGTTCTGAACGGGGATCTGGTATCTCACTGTCATCAAAGTCATACTCTATCTGTAGCTCAAATGGTTCATAAATATTGGGCCTCTTAAAAACCTGAAACCTTTTTACATCCCTTTGAGGCACTACAGGAAAACTCCACATTACCATTAGCTTCTGTTCAGAGTAATCCCAAACAAAATCTAAATCGCCTGGAGGTTGAGGGGGCCGATATTCTCTACACCTTACCCTTCTTTTCCTAGATGATCTAGATGAAAGTAATCCAGAAACTGCATAAATTTGTGCTGTTTCTTCATCAACAGCTTGAAATTGTGCTAATGCGATTGCCCTAATAGAATACACATAATATGCACCGTATTTAATCTTTGTGTCAACAGCAGTCTTAGCAGCAGAGCCAGCAACAATAACCGGATCACACTTCTTTAACCTGCGGTTAGGTTGCATTTCCCACTTATCGATCACATAGCCTATTATTTTTACTGCAGAGGTAAACTCACCTGGATTAACTCGATCGACAGATATCGGAATTACGTTGGGTGCATACTCATAATCTGATATAACACCTGGATTCTCATCTTTCCTTGCCGCGGCCTGAATCTGATCTGCATCTTTTATCTTTTGTGAAAGCTCATTCATAAAAGGTGAGGTGGGATCAGCAACGGACTTGACCAGAATATCATGCAAAAACTTATCATTAATCTGTGAATATTGCTTAATAGACCTAAATTTTCTAATCCACTTAGGCCGGTAATATCGCCGGCGACCTGATCTTGTCCTATAATAAAATACAGACCTGTGCCTAAGACTACCCATCATCCGAATAATCCACTTACCGGAGATATAGTCTCCCGTAATCTCATTTAAGAGCTTGGCAACATTTGATCTAGTGTACTGCCACCCTTTTTTCTTCTTCCAGTATGGTGATTTGTATCCCAGCGATCGGCCTCTAATTCTAGTTGATAATCTTACCAGTTTAGATGCCTTATACCCTATTGAACGATCTTGGAGGTTTAATGTAGAATATCCTTTGCTGGCAACATCAACTTCTTTCTGGATCTTATCCATGTTGTCTAGGATTAACCTTTCGACCTTTTTGGGATCAGAGAGTTTTTGTACAAACTCGTTATCTGCAGAAGAGTTCGTTCTTACATCTGCCGGATCAAAGCGGAACTCTATCCAGCGGGGGATCCTCTTCCTAAGAGATGCTTTTACATCATCAGTTGTTGCCCCATGGGCTCTAGGATCACCAGACACGTCAGTCTTCTCATTAGCAACAAAGAAATTATACTTAAATGATGCTTTAAATCGCCATACCTCAGGAACGTCTAAAACAGTTAAAACTTTTGATGGATATGAAATAGGCATTATGAATCCTCATCTATAGTAACTGTAGAGATAGTCACGAAGAAGTCATTAAATGAACTATAGTTCTCACCACGCCGGCGCGGTTTAAGCTTAACGACGACATCACCTGCCTCATTAACAGTTCTATCTGTCATAGCGTTAAACTCTGCGCGTTCTTCTATTGTTTTTTTACTAAGCAAGTTCTTAGTTGCTCTCATATTAATCTCAAAATCATCAGGGTCGACGGGAATCATAAGTACTCTATCAAATGTACGGGGTGCTAGCACCTTGTTAATCATAGCGCAGGGCCCGAGTATAGAAGAAGAGCAGACCATCCTAAAATGCTGAAGGTGGGTTGATGATAATCTAGGCTTCTTTCGGTAGAACCTTCGAGATATATGCTTAAATGCTTTACGTTGGTACTTCTTTAATTTCGACCTTTTTTTCCTGATCTCCTGATTGTCTTTCTTTATTTGCTTATTTCGTTTTCTTACTTGCTTATTCCACTCTTTCTTGGTGGCGGCAACCTTTCCTCTAATGTTTTTGTTAATTTTAAGCTTTACTTCTCGGAACTCGTTATTTTTATTCTTTTCTGCTTTTTTGTAGTTAGCAGACAATTCACTTACTTCTTTCTTTAGTGCAGCGATCTCTTTTTTATAACGATCTCTCCGGTTTCTCTTAGCCTTAGGTTTATATACTTTTCTTTTTAGCTCAGCTCGTACTTGGCGAAGATTATCTTCGGTTTTCTTTAGGATTGCTTTTTTTCTATTTAATGCCCCTAAGGCAGAACCGGCCTCACTTTTAAATGCAGACCATTTTGCCCAAATAGGATGCTTTACATTAGGTACAGTATTGAGCTTTGTCCAATACTCGCTAGATAATGATCTCATACTCTTCGTTATTAGATTAGTCTTTGGATTAGCAAAAGTCCTTGTCTTTTTAATAACGTGCTTTTTCTCTATAGCCCTGTTGTACTTTACAGCCCGGGATCTGTCAGCACGTTTTCCTAGTACTTGATATACCTCACCAGTTGTATACGTCTTCTTATATCTTTTATATGCAGGTATGTATCCATACCTGGCAACCCTCAAGTCTCTAGCTAGCCTTGAGAGCTGTGCTAGTGTCGGGCGTGCAAAGATCTCTGCATCCTTAAATGTAGCAATGCGAGTTCGATTCTGCGACTGGATCTTTGTGTTAATCAGTAGGTTTCCAACCGGTACTGTCCCTGTGTAAATCCAGTTTTTTGTTTCCCCGGCCATTTGAGATAATTGTAATAGTTTACCAGCATCTGAATCAATTAAAAGTTGGCCCCAGTCTCCATCTTTAAGGAATGTGTTCTCGTCCATCGTCATACCGTTAAGCAACCGATAGTATAGATGCAATAACCTATTAGAGACATGATTTGAAATTAACTCAGTACGCCTAGACTCAGGTATACCTTTATACTTTCTAGACTTATATAGTTGGACTGCCGTCTTTTCGTTAAGGCCTGAATATAATGCCTCAGTAAACTTACAATTCTTAACAACTTGATCAAAGTTCCAACTCTTAGTCCTTCGCCGGCGACCTCTTCGGACTGACGGGTTTACTGACTTAAACGCATCTGGCATTAAAAATATTGATCGGTCATAAATAAACTTCTTTGGCTTAAATATAATGTCTTCATACTCTAGATCGCGTTTATGCACATGGACTTCAAAGGTATCTCTTGAACCGGTGAGTTCTGAATTTCTCCTACCCAGTGTATAAGGTGGGTTTTGCAAAATATCAATCGTCTCCGATGGTACACCTACGGTCATGACGCGGATATTACCTCCACGTACCCCTCTCATTTGCGGTGTTGACACAAACGATTTCAGGGCCGCTATTTCTTCAGCCTCAATAATCATTTCTGATGGTAGGTATGAATCATCGCCTGGTTTCCTGGACAGCTTCTGTGCGGCAACACGTTGTAGTGCAACCTGGTGCTCTGTCATAGTCCTCAAAATATCTCTGCCGAAGCTAGTCTTTGTCTTCCATGCCATGTAGCGTCGGATCCTTGATGATTCTACGTGGCGGCCTACTGCCTTATATTTCATAGTGCCGGCAGGGGTCAGGTCTTCATCCCTAGTATTAAAAAATACCTTGATCTTATCTGCTGTTCTTCCTAAATTATTACCGATCGCTTGGAGGTGGCTAATCATTAATACTTTAAACTCAAGCTCTTTTTCAAAAGATTCAACGAAAGAATATAGATCAGAAAATACTGCTAATTCAGATGACTGGTTTGATGCTGATTGTAACGCATCTAAGACAGATAGCTTTCCTTCCAGCATATCCTTTGTTAACTTTATATCGTCATTTGATTCTAAGCTATCTCGCTTGGAAGCTAACTGTTTTGCCTTTGATGTTTCGTTTGAATTTCTTGATATTGACAGTGTGTCTAGAATAGAGGACCTAACTCTAGCATTCGTTTCAGGATTATATTTAATGTAAAGATCATCTCCATGAGATATCATTTCTGCATCAATAAATCTAGAGTATAAAGAACAGTAAATCTCAAATATGACAGCAATTAAGGCATTCTCATCCCAGCCGTTATATCTAGATAGCCCTTTTGCTGATATGTATCGGCCACCAGTATTGTCCCTATCTGCAAGGTTTGCTGACTGAACCTGAAGCCTTCTAGCTAATCTAAGAATGTGAGAAAATGGGGAATAGTATGAACTAATCCCGGTTGCGGACTTTCGGAGTGTCGAAACAACTGCACTATCACTTACCTTTACAATAGATCTTGTATTGGTCTCCTGAGGAGGTCGGCGAGAGCTGTCGATAGAGTTGCGGGAAAGCATTGATAGCCACAAGCTAGTTCTCTGCCAGTTTCTGGATAATCTGTAGTAATTCTTTCGCCGAACCTCTTCTTCTCTTGCTGCCGCTAGCTTGGCACGCTGGTATTTTGCGCGTGCAGTTAGCGTTTTGCTGATAAGATTTGATGCAAGATCAGGTTGTAATCCGTACCTTTTGCTTATTGTAGCAGAAGTTAGAGGTTGTTGTTCCTTAAATTTCCCAATACGAGATAGCTGGAGTCTTGGGTTTGGTATCCTGGCAGGAGGGTTGTCAGCATCAGGAATTAAGAAGTCGTCATTCCCTGTATCTGCAACTAACTGATCACGAGCGTCTCTAATTTCCAGTATATACCTTAAGATCATATGGCGTATCCTGGGGTTCTCAGATGCAAGATTCATTAATGAGGCGATGGTTAGTTGTTGCTCATTCTTAGAGTTGTCTGCACATATCCCATGTATACAGGGTAGAAGTGTGTTGATAATGTCTATGTATATACTTTTTGAATGAAGTATTTCACTTTCATCAGACAGGTTCATTAACTCATCTAGGTAAGTGGCAACATCCTGAGTTGTCTCATCTAACTCTTTACCAAACTTATAATATGGTTCATAATCCATACCATCACTTAACATCCCAAAGCGCATGATACCATCAACGAGGGCCTTTGAACCAGCGACCGCGGTCTTTCCATCTGTGTCAGAAAAATCCCTAGTCTCAAATGGTAGAATTAATCTTTTTGAAGAATCTTCTAGTAATACAAGGCTAGATAAACTGCCCCGGGGCCAGCCATCTGTTAAGATGTTCTTCCGGACCCTGCCTAATGGATACCATAATGGGTTAAATAAGTCGACATTGAATCTCTTACCTAAAGATTTATCTGCTAAATGACCAACGCCGGCACTTACTAATAGTTCATTTGATAGACTGGTAACCAGCACCTTAATTTTGTCAGATTCATCTGACGGGAGATCGGTCAGGAACTTGCTATAATCCTTATATTGTGTCGCATCGAACTTTACCTCTTTGCGCCTGTTTTTTGCGTTCCCTAATTGCCATAACCTAAATTTATAATTTTTAGATCTAGGAATAATCCTAGTGTTTATTGACGTTGAATTTAGATCTTTATCTCTATGACCTTTCGCAGTAATCAGTAATGGCGAATGGTACCGGCAAGCATAATACAAATCATATATAATTTGTCCATAAACCTTGCTGTTACTAAATCTTTCGTACCCATCCTCAGAAAAACTTAACTCGTTAGTAAAAAGATCCTTTAGTGATGTACTCTTTGAACCCGAGGTTTTTTGTGTGAATTTTTCGCCATAATATTTTGATACACTGCCTCTGAGGCGAACTTCATTATCTTTTATGTCTAGTGCTAATCTAGCAGAGTTTAAAGTTTGAAGAATTTTCTCACGCCACTCCAGCCATAATTGTTCTTTCTCAACATAATATTCATATTTTGACTCTAGTCGTGAATATGCACCACCTAAGTCTACATCCTTAAGCCTCTTGATGGTTTCTTCAACGTTTTCAACTTGAAGCATTCTCATGGCCCACCGGAATTCTATTAAAGACTCTATCCAGCCTTTTCGGCCTGATGTGGTTCTTGCCGGCATCCAATCAAAAGAAGCAATAATTTCAGGTCGCAAGTTTGATATTGAGCTCTCCAACATGTAGCGATTCATCCCCCACATAGAGCCAATTTTTACTTCACTTTTTGATGACTTTGCTTTTATGTCTTTTTTTTGCTTATTATAATATGGATTATAAAGTGTTGAATCGCTAAAGTCTCTAATGGACAATGATGGTGATATAAGTCCGGAAGTAGTTCTAGAGAATGATGAGGATGGAATACTCTTTGCTATAGAATAAGATGTTGTTTGCTTTCTACGTGTCTTATTCCTTTTGATAGTAGAGAATGACAACTGGTTATTGTCGGACAACGGGTCTTTGCCACGCGTTTCTTGATCCTTATATACAATCGAAACATTCTTGTCAGAGGAAGCACCTTGTGCATCATCATTTAAATTATTGCCATGGTCTACAGGATCAGATTGAACGTTCAACGTTGACAATCGCCGGAAATTCTTAATTGGCATGCTATGTCTCCACCGTAAAAGAAGGCATGTCTGACTCCAGGGTCACCTCCTCAGCTGATACTTCATTTCCATAAGTATAATCTGATAAAACTGGAATGATACTATATTTTACTGTACCTGGCTCAGAGGAGACCTCTTTATCGAAAAAGTAATATTTCCCTTGATATGACATATTATGGCACGTGCCTACAGTCGACTTAATCCCATGGAGTTCAGCCATTATTATAAAATGATCAACATCGTCTTGATCACCAGAGATAGTCCAGTATAATAGTACCTTTGACATTCCAACTCGTTGTGCTACAACATCTTCAACCTCAGGGGCAAAAGAAGGTACCTCAACGTCAATTGCAACCTCAATACCAGTCCTGCCTTGCATAAACTTATCTTCAGGCTTTAACCTTGATTTTTGGTTTCTGCCAAGTGCTTGGCCTGTTGAAGGTAATGTACCATTCCTTAGCGTTGAGGGATTCATAAACTTTGATATTTTTCTCTTAAACTTCTTCGCGGTCTCTAAGTCAATCTCTTCACTTAAGGATGTATCAAAAATTGTCTCTGCAGAGCGCAACAATACTCTAACTATATACCTATAGTTTCTGCCTGGCCTTATTTCACTAACACCAGTATATTTTCTTGTTGTCTGATCATCTACAAACTGGCCAGTGCTTAAGACACCAAAAGTTTCAGTTTCACCAGATACGCTGTCTTGTCTTTGGACTAAAAATGCTAAAAGATTATTTAGCTTTGAGCGATCTGATTGGACCTCAGAGACGAAGTTATTTTCTGCGCCGGCGGCTTGAAGGGACCCTATAATGGTCTCCATGCCTGTATCGGTAAATGAAGGTTCTATATCAAATGAAACGCTAACATTGGCTGAGTCATCGGATTGGATGGCTAAGCCTGTCAAATCTACTACAATCTTTTCTTCTTCTGTAACCTGCTTAAAAAACTCATGCACTTCCGTAATCTGAGACTTTGTTTCACTACCATTAGGGTATATCATAACAACACGATATTCATATATGTGGCCATGTTGAACTTTCATGTCTTTGAATACAACATCAGTTGTATCTGAGTTAATTACATGAGTTTGATCTTGAGGTTCAGAGCCGACAATATATGATGAGTCGTTTATTCTTCTAGTTGAAGGTTTCCTAGTTAGGTCATCCGCTATAACGTATATCGCCGCGGGGCCTTCTGGGATATTCGAGACCCTTACTGTGACTGCATTACCTTCTGTTTGTGCAAAGATTGAAACATGGGTTAACTCTTCTATAGTCTTTTTGTTAATTAAGCTGTGTCTATAAGGTTTAGCTACTGAGTTCTTGAATGCCCGGGAAACTCTATTTCTGGGGCCTACTGCTACAGCACGATATATGCATGTAGATGAATTATTTACCCAGTCAACTACGCGGCGGTACCTATCTTTTCTTGAAGCCCTAATTTTTTTTATAAGTTTATATTTACCAGAAACCTCAGGTGAGGCAGGGTTTAATATCTTTCTATACAACCATATCTCAGTGCCTACCCGGTCGACCTGCCTTAAGTATATGGTATTCATACCCATCCTAGTAGCTTTTGTTCTTACTCGAGGAGCATAATCAGGCGTCAAGAATTCTTCAACTTCAGCGTCTTGATTAACTATCTTGTGCTTAACGTCTATCACGTCCCCATCAGAGTTGAATAATTCAATAAGGAAATGGATTGTTTGGATGCCTTTAATCGACTCGCTAGATATTCTAATCTCTTCTGTGATCTCGGCCCATCGGTTTGATACTAGTCTAGTAGTAACCTGTGAACGAGTAGGTGCTAGAGACACAGACTTTGAATCCTTGTATGCGGACCTTCGCAGGCTTTTGCGAATGTGCTTTGCCCAAGAGTTTGTCTTGATCTTATTATTAGCCCTTGTCTGGACCATACTTCTTCTAGTGGGTGTTGACCATCGTGATGATGATTTTTTCTTTCTGCGAATTCTAAAGCTATTCCTAGATGAATGTTTTCTATTGGTACCCTGGATGGAAGACCAGTAGTTATTAATAGGGAATGATGCCTCGCCCACTGATGACGGGTCAAGTCCTGCGGTTAATATTGATTTGATCGCTGCGCGACGGATGGAGCGGCTTGAGCTAGTACGTTTTTCTACTTTGGATACATTGAGATTGGGAGAAGCATCAAGCTCTTCACCAGAAACCTTTGATGTAGGTACAGCCAATATCTGGCGCTGCACGCCTAAATACTTGTCAGCATTCTCTGGATCATTCTTTACTTTTTTAGCAATCTCATTATTAACGTTAGCACTGATGTCAGAATACTTTACGGCTAAAGGATTTGCTCTAGCTGATCTTGTTAATGATTTAAGTTTTGCATCATACTGCTTTAACCCACGAATGACCTCTCTAGAGGTCTTTGCGTTCTCAAACATGCTAGTAGAAACTATAGGGTTAGTTGCATATGCAGACACTTTTACTATCACTGAATTATTTTTTATAGCTCTAGGGATATTAGCCCAATAACTAAAATCATAAACATACCTGCCATATCTGTCTATACCATCTATATCGACAAAGTCTTTTTTAAGATATATGATATTTCTTACTTTTTCGCTGTTAAATTTCATATAAACTACTCAAATACAATTGTGAACATATTAATAAATGTTTGCATGCCATTGCCATCTTCTAGTACTTTTCCAGCAAAATATACACGGGTACCGGCATTTTCAGGATCAGATGATGGAAACTCGCCACAATCAATCAATGCTAACTTTTCCACAGCACCAGGTTTAACCTCAAGCAACTGCATAACTAAGTTGTTTTCCATACTAGTGTCTAAATACTCAAGCTCTATACTTTGCTTTCCGGCAAGATCTTCTAGAATATCTTCATATGTCTCCGGAGGATCTTGGTTTAATCTAGCATAATACCCTAGTGCTTCGCCCTCTAGGAACCCAGCCTTAGGCTTATTAACAGGAGGTAAGTATTTGTAGAAAGGCAAATGTTGAAGGCGCTTATCCTGATAAAGTGACTCGACCTTCTCTAGCTCTATCTCGGATATTTCATTTCTACGAAAAGGAATATCATCAGTTACCGTAAATGAAATGCTGCTAGGTGAGATTTCAAACCCGTTTGTACTCGAGTAAATATCCTTAGTACCAATTACCCGCTGATCAGAAAAGTTATTTGCAGATGACTCTAACAGCTCGTATATCGCAGTCTTAACATCTTCACCTTTTATCTCTTCATGGGCTGGGCCGGATGCTCTATATAGTTTACCACGGCGGATCTTTATATCAGAACCATCAAAAGGCAAAAACCTTCCCTCGTCATCAGTTTCAAACACAATTTGATCTTGTGAACGGTGAAATGATTCCAGGAATATGCGATCATCAGCGTCATCGGACGCGTCAGCATCCTCCTGGGTATAAAACGTATGCCTATCTGTAAACGTTACAAACTTTATTCTTAAGTCACCAGACGCGATCTGCCTACGGCCCTCACGAGTCAAAATTGTGTCTAACATTCTAGTCTTATTGTCTAATATACCAGCCATACCTTATAACTATCCTCTTCACGAAGTTTTAGAGCATGAAAGACATGCATTATGAACGCTTGTGCTATAGTAAACCTAACACAAAATCAGGGAATGGTATATTGAACTTTGATTCTAGCCATATAAGTCTTGATAGTGAGGGTATCACTAATTGTTAGATCTGCCACATCAAAAGCTATGGTATCACATACCAGGCGGATGCTATGGACGCCGGCCCCAGGAAGCGAAAAGACTAATCCGGCCGAAAACATATCTACCGGTGATGTTGGCGCATTAATATGACCAGCAAGCGGTTGAGTATCTGAAGTAGTGTCCACCCATGATGCGGATACGTTATCCCAATATTGTACTTTAAATAGGTATTGCCATGACTCATCTGGGTCGATGTTGTCTTCGGAGACGTTATACATAATCTCCCATGAAAGATTTTGAGTTGCAGAAGCTATGCTATAGTCAGCAGAATTAAAAAATGTTCGACCTATTTCAATTAGGTGTGACTCCCCTAATGCATTTGCGGTGAGTGCTGTGAGTGCTTGTTCGGTTGTTGCCGACAAGATGGGAACAAAGAATGAATATACGTCACCAGATTCAAACCCCACACCATCTGTACCATCTGCACCGTCTGCACCGTCTGCACCATCTGCACCGTCTGCACCGTCTGCACCGTCTGCACCGGCATCGCCTTTTAGCGGATCAGTAGTATGAGTTGCTCCAGTCGAACCGTAAGTTATCACTAGCTCTCCTGTCGGCTCGGTCTCTATCAACGTTATGCCGGCGCCTGGATCACCAGGAGGGCCTTCTGATCCATCAGTGCCAGGAGATCCTGCCGCACCATCGGCACCACGGGCACCAGGCTGCCCTGCAGGGCCTGGGGTGCCGGCGATACCAAATGAAGAAACTAAAGTATATAACTCTGTTCTTATGTCATCAACATTAACCTGTAGTTGTATTTGGCCTGGGCCAGGGTACCCAGTATTTGAGCCTGAGAGGATGTCTATACCTTTACCCGATACTAAATATGGTTTCCCCTTATTTGTCCTAAGTATGCTTCCTCTTATCTCTCCGCCGTTGTGTCCAGATGCCCTAGAGACTACGATGTTACCTTCAGAGTTTCGTTTTACGGTAAAAATAGATTTTTTTTGTTCTTTCTTTGAGTACCCAGACATACTAGTCCTCTATTATCCCAAAAGACGTATTCAGTTGAGTCTCATCAAGTGGGTATTCCCTGTTCCTTGCGGACCCATCATCAAAGAATGGTAGCGATGATGTACAAAACCTGCTTAAGTTTTGGGACCACGTTTTCTCAGGCGTAGTTAGAGAACCATCCACATCGACGAACTTTACTCTCACAGGTGATGGTGATATAGAGCTCTTTCCTTTCCAGCGGCCTCTAGATAAAGTCTTAAAGAACCTTGTATCGTTTCTTTGCTCTAGCATATCCCTGAATTGTCCAAAATTATCATGCCGGTAAACTGCATTACTATTAGCCGGTAATGCAGATAGCAGGCCATACTTCCACCCTCTTATCTTAGGTGTATATGAAGGCCAGTCGTAGCCATCAGAATATATATTTGTTAATTCTAACTCAGGGTTCTTTTGCCATGTGTCACCCGTTCCAAAATAGAACTTAAAGAAAGTGCGGCGCATATCAGTTTGCTTTGATAGATAGACGCTAGCAAAGTCAGAGCCGCCGGTGCCCAGAAATGGTAAAACAGGGTAGCCAGCCTCACTATCAAGTGTGGCATCTTGCATCGTAGTTATAACGCTCGAGCCGGTGACAATGATTGAATCGAAGCGGCTACCAACTGAGTTTGTCTCAGTGAACTCGCCTGTCTCATCGTCCCAATTAGTCACCTTCCATTCTCTATCCGTTTTATAATATCTACCCCTAAATAGAGAGGAGTACTTTGGTTCGAACGGGTAAGAGCCTAACCAGTATGCATCAATTGTGTTATTTGTGTTATCGTGGTATGGGTTTGTGCCTTCTTGTATAGGATCACCATGCCAATAAACCTCTTCAGTCTCTTCGCCAGTACGACCAGATGAGAATGACTCATTTGATACCGACGATGATCTTGCAAATGTAAAGAACCCGCTACCAAATGATAACCATGACCAACGTACTGTCTCATTATCATACTCAATACCAGATTCATCAACCAAGAAAAAGCCAGTAGTTAAAGGCAAGCCCATGATAGTTGAATCAGCATCCTTTGTATCACCGTCCCTAACATTTTCAACGGTAAAGTATGTTCCACCATCTTCATATGATATATTGAAAGCCTGTGGGTAAGAAGCAGATAATGCTGCTGCTGTTGCAGAGGCAACAGATGAAGCAGGAGATCCAGGTGTAACTGAGTCTACTGCCACTAGAATACCTGATTCAGATGGTGCCGGTGGCGCGCTTGCATTCCCGTCATCTAGCTTATACCATATATTATAGGCATTATCACTTGCATCATGGATTTGCATGAAGCAGCCATCTAAGGTATACCCTGAAATTCTTTCAAATCCGTCTTTTTCTTCAATGATCGGGTATTGGTGCCTAAACTGTGATGTATTGTTGGGCCTAATATTGCTAATAAACTCAGAGACACCAGGGAGGTTAGAATCTAACCCCTTCTCCGCGGCTGCAGATGGTATGTCAATATCATCAGGACTATTCTGAACGACATAACTGTAGCTATCTTCCGGCCCAGTGGCCGGTGGTGTTGCATTATACCCTATGGCTGAGCCTGACGGGTTGTATTTTGTTATCATTCCCCACCCGTTCCAGTGAAGAGGCGCGTCATTGATAAAGTCTTGCTCAGTGTATTTTTTAGAAACGATTGACCCACCATCCAGGCGGACAGTATTGAACTTATATGAAGTATATCTCAAATAGTAAGAATATATGTTGGGTGGAGCGTAATGAACTCCGGGGATACCGCCACCAGATACAGTTGGGCCAGTCTCATCATCGATATTGACAGCGTCTAGGCCACCGGCTACTGTTCGGACATATATGTGGCATCCGTCTTCGGTGAAGGCGTCGGACCATACATGCGTACCGTTAGGGTTTTCTAATACTTCAAACATAGATGATGAATTGATCTGATTAGCAACCTTTTGAGCGAAGGATGAGGCACTTTGGGTACGTGAACCAACAGGGAGTGGCTTATAAACATCATCCCACTGATATGGTAATCCTGTGTCGGAAGGCAAAAGAGCACCTAAGGCAGTTTCCATATCATCTGCCGGGGTACCTGGGTGCAGGGCATCGATAGCCACGGCAGTCGCAGAAACGTTGTTCCAGCCGTTGGTTCCATCGGCCCAACCTGATAGGTTTACATTCAGGATATTTGCAGAGCCCTCAATCCCGCTGGGCGTTGCTTGAGCTAAGTCCCATTGCAGGTTTATATGATGTGGATCTCCGTTTGCATCAAATATAGTAAAGTATGAATCCTGCAAATCACCAGTTGTAATCTCATTTAAACTTTCTGCCGAAGTGGAGAACATATAATTAAGACCAGCGGCATATGCTATGACAGGCCTAAAGGGTAGAGTACCGAGTGCATCATGACTATATGAGTATGTGTCGTCGGCGGGGTTGGCTGGTGTGCCTTGGTTATTGACAGTTATCAAATTCGAGGTTTGAGATGGGTTACTTATTTTCCACCCCACCGATACATCAACAGGGGTTGAGACGCCATTACCACCGGTGCTATAATCCAACATTGTCACGCTAGTATCTCCATAACGGTCATCCGCAGTCCAAAGCTGGTTAAATGTTAGCTTAATAACTCCTTGAGGTAAGGGTTCATACCAGCCATCTGGTTGGCACATAATATTCGTGATCTCAGGTTGAGATATTTTCACATCGGAAGGTTTGGGTTCACCAACACAGATTGATCTAAACGTGCGGCCACCGGCTAATAACGGGCTACTCCACTCTACAATCCCGTTTCCGTTAAATTCGTGGTAGTCTGCTGGGCTAGGGACAACAGTATCAAAATACCTCTCCCTTTCATCAACTAGCTTTACCCCTCTCAAACATGAGCCTTTAGAACCTTGAGTATGCTTTGCTACAGATGCTATCTTTTGCCTATTAAGGGTTGATCTGATCGTGCCAAACCCCTCGCTAGCGTAAGAACGGGAATGATCATCAGTACGCAGCATCTCCCCCTCTATAACATCATCAGTATAAGAACCAGCCATGTAGCCTATATCTTCTAATTGAAAATTATCAAATACTGGGGTTTCAAACTCTAGAGATTCATGGATAGCATCAGATGTTAGGTTTTGAGACATTCCGTCATGCAGCTCTTTGTGGTCTTGAATATATGAGCCGTATAGCGTTATCTTCATATTTGATATATTATCAACTGTTGCCTCAGGGCCTAACGTCATGTGTGGGCCCGTGCCTTTATCTGTTGCCCTAATAAAGTCAAACGGCATGGCACATTGCCACCCAAAGACTAACTTGTCATCAGGCATAACTATGTAAGGACTATTATTTTCATAACTATCCATTACCGGTACCTCAGTCCGATCCAGGCCGCGGCGTTCTTGACCGAAGTCATACCCTATTGATGTTGGTTTTGAGCCAGGGACAGTGTTTGAGATTGCCCGGGCGGAAAATATGTCATTTTCCTGTCCGGTTCGGGTACCATTATGGCTAGTGGCATAAAGAGACTTATTCCCACTAATCTTAGCACTTCTGCCAATACGGTATGAAAGGCCGGCTTGGTGTGCAGCAGGTCGCTTAACAGCACCTTCCATTTTATACTTGCCTTGTACATGTATAATTGTTGCAGGAGACTTGTCAAATTCAATATGCTCACCGTCTTCATCTATAAATGTAGCAGGAGTATTAACCTCCCTAGATAACCCACTAGCCAAAACATCATCGATATTAGTAGCTGATTCGTCAACAGCACCATGGATACACCATTGCCCGAATGTAACTAGATCACGTGCGGTACCTTTGGAATTATCATTCCACATTGAACCTTCCACATCACCAAACCTAAGATCATGTATCTTTTTAGCCTCTGCTTCATTTATCTTACCAGACCACAACGTTGCGTCGGTTATCTTACCTTCAAATAATTGTGACGGTTTTCTGTAGCGGCGAGTTCTATACTTTCTTTCGCCCGTAATTGAGGTTTTATAGAACCGCCTGTATGCCGTATCATATTCTTGGCCGATAGAGAGGCGATCTGTTGCTTTAAACAACATAGGCTCATGGTATAATGATCCAATCCCTAACCCGGGAATATCTTCGACAGGAACACCAGGTGCAGCCGCCCTGCGGTAGAGGCGTTTTGTGTCACCATTACCATCACCGGTGGTATCTTCATACCAGCCCACATCGGCCCACACATCGTCGTGATATTGTGTGTCGGCTTGGGTCATGTCACCAGAATTCATAAAATCAAATAATATTTTGTCGTTTGCAGGGCCATCTTTGCGCCACACAGTTTGTACATGTGTGTGTTGTGCAATGCCATCAAAATATATTGTAAATGTTGATTTAGCGTTTGTTGCAGAGTGTGTAAACCCAACAAGGTGCCAGTCATCATCATCTACTTGCTTTATCGAAGGATCAGGCGAGGAAAGAGGGGTACCAATACGGTCTGTTAATATTCTATAGCTTTTTCTTAAGTTTAGATCAACTCCGGTGTCGTCAGTAAAGATAGCATCGCGGAAACCAGCTGCGTCTTGTGAGTCTGCATTTGGTGCTGATGATATTGCTAGGCAAAGCCGGTTGCCCTTTGGTTTGGCAGCACTTGCGCCGGTTTTTACGTAAATTGAATCAGCTGTGTCAACCATGAATGCTAGCCGGTTACGACCGGCTTCATCATTGATCGAGAATATTACAGGGTTTCTTCCTTGAATTTCTGAGATTTTGATCCAAGTAAAGAATGAAAAATCGGGTGCTTTGTCTTCCACATGGCCTGGAAAATATGTGGCTGCCCGGGCAAGTTTCATATATGACTTACCAGAAAGGTCAACAGAGAATCGGTCTTTATCTGATAAGACTGTATTACCATCAGGTATATAAGGAGTATCAACACAAAATGCCGGTTGCCCTATTAGAGACGGAGTATATGCCGTAGGGCCGGTCGCTCGAATTGCCAGGTTTGTAGCGTCCACGGTGTACCTAGCCAGCAACTTTTCGTGAAAATCGTAATCCTGGCTTGATGCTATGTTTGGAGGTGTGACTGAGGTTCTTATCTTAAATCCCGTCTCAACACCGGAATTAAAACTAGTTGGGATGTTACCTTTTAAAGAAATGCTATTTTCGTTAGCTGACTTATAGTACCCAGAACGTAAGTTATAAATTGCTTTTGCAGATAATCCGTCAATTGCCTTTGACCAAACAGCAAAATGTGCCATCTCACCGGTAAAATGATTATCGTAAGAAAGACCGGGATCCGAAGGATCTGCATCTGCACCTAATATAACAACGTCGGTAGATTCAAAATCCCATGCATAGTGAGGACTGAATCCTATTCTGGACATATACTCATAAGGTGTTAGTTGAACATCAATACCACCTAGTTCTACACACTCTTCGCCGGTATAGTCATATAGTACTGCAT